GTAGGAGGATATCTTGACTTAGAAAACACTCCAATTCAATCACTACCAAATGATTTAACAGTAGGAGGAAGTCTTTACTTATTTAACACTCCGATAATTTTTCTACCAAATGGTTTAACAGTAAAAGGAAATCTTGACTTATTTGACACTCCAATTCAATCACTACCAAATGATTTAACAGTAGGAGGAGATCTTGACTTAAATAACACTAAAATTGAATCACTACCAAATGGTTTAACAGTAAAAGGAAATCTTACCCTAAGTGGCTCTAAAATTAAATCACTACCAAATGGTTTAACAGTAGGAGGATATCTTTACTTAGTTCACTCTCAAATTCAATCACTACCGAATGATTTAACAGTAGAAGGAAATCTTTACTTAAATAACACTCCAATATCTAAAAAATATACAAAAGAACAAATCAAACAAATGGTACCTGGAGTAAAAGGTAAAATAATTATATAAAAGAAACATGAAATGATAGGGTTAAGAGAAATACTAGGTAAGAACACCTTTAGGGAGATAAAGAAACCTGTAGCGTGGTACAGAAAAGCAATTGACGGTACCCCATGGAACAGTAGTGAAAGAACCTTTTACCTAAAGGTACTTGATAGTATTGTAAGGCAGAAGGAAATGGTATCACCAAGGCAGCAACAAATACTTGACGACATAGAATACGGTAGAGACCCTAATAGGAGGTACAGTACTAAGAATTAAAATGTAGAATGAAAATACTAAAAACAACTAAGCTTGTTTGGTTACCTTTTTTTAATTACCTTACAGAAAAGGTTACAGTAAATGTTTTATATAGTTGAATCAGACAGTCAAATAGATAGGCTTCTATCCTATAAGGATGAAAAGACGTACGTAGAGGTCATTTCTTCTAATCAGAACTACCACCCACTCCTTTCTTATACAGTAGCAATTTATATAAGACCAGCTTCGGAACTACAGGGCTTTATTGTTCCGATAAGTCACGATGAAGGACTGAATGTACAGAAAGAGCGTATCTCCAACATTCTAAATCAGTTTACACTACTGTATACTTGGGACAAAAAACAATTGATGTACCATATGTTAATAAAGGGAGTAATAGATCTTCAACTCCTGTATACAATGGTTAATTTTGACAGAATAGGACTACCCAAAACAAACCCAACATACAACTACTACTATTCCAAATTCTCAGACTATCAAGATGTGGGTAGAATTATTCCACTAACAAAGATCTTTCAGAAATGTGAGGAAAATTATGAAACTGCTCAAACAGTTATGCAGATTAGTACCCCAGAGGGGTTTGAATTCTATAATGATACAGCTACGTCGGTTTTTTTAATGATTGAAAAACAGGGCTTGCGAATTATCTACAAAGAGTTCTTAGAAATGTTCAAACCGCAGAATAGTGTTTTTAGTATAGAAGATAACATTGTGTACACATACTACAACCTTTATAATAATACATCTAGACCAACGAATGCATTTAACTCTATCAATTTTACAGCTATTCCAAAAGCACCTGAATTCCGGAAAACAATTATCCCTCAAAATGATATATTCGTCACATATGACTATGACGGTTATCATCTTCGACTTCTTTGCGAACAGGTAGGATATAAACTAACAGGAGAATCGGCTCACAAACAGTTAGCAAAACTATACTTCAGAAAAGATGAGATTTCAGATGAGCAGTATCAGGAAGCTAAACAAATAAATTTTCATGCGATATATGGGAAGATTCCACCGGAATATGCTTTTCTAGAGGTATTCGAAAAGATACAAATATATATCGATAGACTGTGGAAACAGTTTAATGAACAGGGATATATTGAAGATCCAATATCAGGAAAACAGTTTACAGGTAAATTATGTAATTTGAACCCAGCAAAGTTGCTAAACTATTTGATTCAAAGTTTAGAGACAAGTAGAAATGTACTAATACTAAGAGAACTGTTGATTTACCTAAAAGACAAGGAATCAAAGATATGCCTATATGTGTACGATGCTATAACGGTGGACTTTAGTGAAAAAGATGGAAAAGAGATTTTAGAAGAAATACAAAGAATAATGGAATCTGGGGGAAAGTATCCGGTAAAATGGAAACATGGAAAATCCTTAGACTTTTAATAAAGCCGTAATATTTATAAACGATAAACAAAACGATAAATACAGAATTCAACCTACAGTGTTGTTGAAAATTACGACGAAAACTTACTAAGTATGAACAATAAACTATTCTGTACCTTTTCCACGGAAGAAAATCTAGAGACTACACTAAATAGTATACAGGCAAAATATATAATACTCTACAATAAAATTTTTATTCTTCATGCAAAGGAACAGGAAGAGTTCATACTAACGTACAACGTAGACTTAGGGAATATTTTGAATTTCTTACCGAACACCATTTTGGTGCACCGAAATAAAGATACTAGGACCCTATATACAATAAACAGCCTAAACGCACTAATAGCTTCTCTTAACGGAGGAGTCTTGGACCTAAACTATAGGGTAAATTGGATGGACTATCAAAACTGTATACTGCTTACAAAAGGACCGGAATTAAGGATAGTAGGTACAAAGTTACATAGTATCGTAGAAATAACGTAGGAAGAAAGAAGAAAGAGGGAAGTTAGGGAGACAGTAAAACACTTTGGTTTTTTGTTTCCATTTCCCCCCTCTGCACCGGAAAACCTGAAAAGTAGAAAATATAGAGTTGTTTAATAGAAGAAAATTTACTATCTTATAAGAAATAAAAAAAGTTAAAATAACAAGTTAAATTAAAAGTTAAAATTATGAACTTAGAAGCAATTAAAGCAAAGCTAGCAGCACTAAGCAGTGGCGGACAGGACAGAGAAAAAGTAGATTATGAGAAGATTTTTTGGAGACCGGTGACAGGTAAACACATTGTAAGGCTAGTTCCTTCAATGTACGATCCAACGTACCCATTTAAGGAGATGAAATTTCACTACAATATAGGAAAATTTCCTATGATTGCATTGTCAAATTTTGGAAAACAAGATCCAATCGAAGAGTTTGTAAAAGAACTAAGAAAAACTTCTGACAAAGATAACTGGTCACTTTCGGGAAAGATATCTCCCAAGTCTAGAATACTTGCTCCAGTAATTATAAGAGGAGAAGAAGAAAAAGGGGTACGTTTATGGTCATTTGGTTTAAACATCTACAAAGCACTATTAGCTTTAGCTGAGGATGAAGATATTGGGGACTATACAGACGTTATTAACGGATACGATATGGTTGTAGAACAAACACCGGGAACTCCATACCCAACAACCTCAGTAAGGATTAAGCCAAAAACTTCACCCTTATCAACAAATAACGACAATGTAGATTTGTGGCTAAAAACACAACCAAATCCAATGGAGTGTTTTACACAGTATGATTACGACTACATTAAAAAACAACTACAGGAATATTTGACACCGGGAGAAGAAAGTGCAACTACAGTAGTGGATACTGAACCAGATCAAGCACCATCAGTTGTACCGGGTACAGGAATAATGGAAGAAAAAGCATTTACACTAGAAGCAGCGACTAAAGGAAATAAATCAACAGTTTCAAAATTTGACGATCTGTTTAACTAAAAATGACAGTAAAGAAAAAAGGAGCAACAGAAGCCGCCGGAGAGGTAATCAAGGGCGGATTTAGTTTAAATAAGTTTAAGAAGAATAAAGGGTTTTCGAATACCTCCGTAAAGTTTAAGTCACAGGATTGGATTCCAGTTTCTAAAGCCTTTCAGGATATTGTTTCCTTACCCGGTATTCCAATTGGACATATTACACTATTAAGAGGTCATTCAGATACGGGGAAAACAACCCTACTCTTAGAGGCAGCAGTTAATGCACAAAAACAGGGTATTTTACCGGTCTTTGTTATAACTGAGATGAAATGGTCTTGGTCACATGCTAAAACAATGGGACTACAGTTTCAAGAGGTTGTAGATAAGGAAACAGGGGAAATAGTAGACTACGAAGGTTTTTTTATATATGTAGATAGGGGAACTTTAAATTCAATTGAAGATGTAGCAGCATACATTACAGATCTTATTGACGAACAAAGAAAGGGTAACTTACCTCACGACATGTGTTTCTTTTGGGATTCGGTTGGGTCTATTCCTTGTGACCTCTCTATTAGATCACAGAAGAACAATAACGAATGGAATGCTGGAGCAATGTCAACACAATTCGGTAACCATGTTAACCAGCAAATAATGCTGTCAAGAAAAGAATCGCAAAAGTATACAAATACACTAGTAGCTGTGAATAAGGTTTGGACTGCAAGGCCCGAACACCCAATGGGGCAGCCCCGCCTAGAAAATAAGGGCGGTAAGACAATGTGGTACGATGCATCGCTTATTATTACATTCGGAAATATAACCAATACAGGTACTTCAAAAATAAAAGCAGTATCAAAAGGTAAAGACTATGAATTTGCAAAAAGAACAAAAGTGCAGATAGAAAAAAACCATATTAACGGTATACAGTCAAGAGGAGCACTTATTATGACTCAACATGGATTCTTAGCTGATGATAAAAAAGCAATTGATAGCTACAAAGACGAACATAAACACGAATGGACAAATATACTAGGGTCTTCTGATTTTGAAATAACAATTGAAGCAGAAGTTGGGGAAGATAACCTGAATAGGGAAATGATAGATTAGTATGGGAACTTACCAAGACATGTTAAAAAACTTGGAGCAAAAACCAGATAGAAAATTAAACGACCATATACTACTAATTGATAGTATGAACCTATTCATCCGAGGGTTCTGTGTACTACAGTCTATTAATCCACAGGGACACCATACAGGAGGACTAATAGGTTATTTAAGGTCTTTAGGTTTTTTACAACGTGAGTTTGATCCAACTAGAATTATATGTATATTTGATGGAAACGGTTCAACAATAAACCGTAAAGCAATCAACCCCGAATATAAAGCTAACCGAAGCGGTAGAAGAATTACGAACTGGTCACTTTTTGACGACAAAGAAGATGAGTACGCTTCTATGACTATGCAGTTAGGGAGATTAGTAGAATATTTACAATGTTTACCAGTAGGGTTACTTTCAATTGATATGGTAGAAGCTGACGATGTAATTGCATTTCTAGCACTAAAGTTTTCTCAAGCGGGTAAAAAAGTTACTATTATTTCTTCAGATAAGGATTTTTTACAGATTGTAGACGACAATATTCAAGTATACTCTCCAATTATTAAAAAAATGTATAATCCGATAGCCGTAAAAGAACATTTACAGGTTACACCAAGTAACTACCTGATATTAAAAGCCCTAACGGGAGATAACTCGGATAACTTACGTGGCATTAAGGGACTTGGGACAAAAACAATACTTAAGGAGTTCAAGGAAATAGGTGGAGAAGTAACAAAAGATTTACAGTATATCTATGATATTGCCTATAAAAAAATGAAAGACAAAAAAATCTTTGCTTCCATTATATATGATTGGAGTAGGGTAGAACAAAATTACCTACTTATGAATCTACAGCAACCACGGTTGTCGGATGAAGAAGTTTTAACTATATTAGAAAAGGTTAAAATAAGTAAATACGACCTACAGGGTAGGACATTTACAAAGATGTTGGAACAGGATCAAATTGAGGGATTAAATATTAATATTGAAAGCTGGCTTGACCGTTTTCACCCCTTATCAATGTACCGAAAATAAAAGTTATAAAACGTTAAAAACAAAAATAGTTACATGACAAGTCTCTCAAAACTGAACCAATATGGGAAGGGGTTTCAAATAAAAGTACTAGGTGCACTTTTAACAGATAAAAAGTTCCTTCTTACTACAAGGGACCTACTAAGATCAGAATATTTTGATTCTGATGCACATAAGTGGGTATTAGAAAGCCTTATAAAGTATTTTGACACGTACCACACTACCGTGTCTTTAGAAGCATTAAAAATTGAACTACTAAAAGTAGAAAACGACCTATTACAGGTAGCAGTTAAATCAGAACTACGAAACTGTTATGAAGCAACTCAAGAAGATCTACTTTATGTTCAAGAAGAATTTACGAAATTTTGTAAAAACCAACAACTAAAATCAGCACTACTAAATTCAGCAGACCTGCTAAATCAGGGAGATTATGACGGTATTAGAAACATAATTGAAAAGGCAATGAAGGCTGGTATGGGTACTGATATTGGTCACGACTATGTAAAAGATGTAGAATCGAGATACCGTTCAGACTACAGACCGACTATTGCTACACCTTGGCCAGTTTTAAATGAAGGAATACAAGGAGGCTGGGGACCAGGTGACCTAACTGTTGTTTTTGGGAATCCTGGCGGAGGAAAGTGCGTAGATTACAACACTGAAATTGAAATTGAATTTGAGGAGTACGGATTGACGTTAGTGAACAGTGTAGGAAAGGAGTTTACACTGTGGATTGAACCGTGGGAAGAGTTTAACGTAGACGGAAGACACCTATATGGGTGGCAAGTAGCAAATCTACTAAACATGAAAAAAGAATAGGGATAGGAAACATGTTATATTAAGAATTAAAAGAATCTTAGATGCAAGTACAGACAAGGAGACAGGTAAAGAAAATTAAGATAGGAGACCTATTTTTTAAATTAGGAATAGAACCGTATCAAAATAATCAGTACGGTGTAGAGTTTAAACTAAAGGTGAATACACCGTATGGGTTTCAACCTGTTGATGCACTTTTTACAACAGAAAGGCAAAAAACAGTAACAACATACTTTAGTAACGGTAAGAGACTGTCTACATCGGCACATCACCTATTAAAAGAAGTTGGAGGAGATTGGAAGAAAGTTGAAGAGTTACAAAAAGGGAGTAAAGTAGAGACAGAGTTAGGAGAAACTACAGTTACTAGGCAGATTTATAAAAACAAGGAAAAAGTATTGTACGATATGACAGTTAGGGATGTACACTGCTATTACAGTAATGGGATACTATCACACAACTCGTGGCTCATGGTTGCTATAGCAGGACATGCAGTACAACTAGGCTATAAGGTAAACTACTACACTCTAGAACTAGGAGAAGATTACGTAGGAAAAAGATTTGACTGTTACTTTACTGGATACGGAATTGAAGAAGTTAATACACATAGGAAAGAAGTCGAAAAAACATTAGAAGCTTTACCTGGAAAACTGATAATAAAAGAGTACCCACCAAAAGGGGCTTCGGTAAGTACAATAAAGTCCCATATACAACAGTGTACCGATTTAGGACATAAACCAGACCTAGTTATTATAGACTACGTTGACTACCTAAAACCACCTTCCAGGACGAAATATACAGAAAGAAAAGATGAGATAGACGATGTGTTTATTGCAACAAAAGCATTAGCAAAAGAACTAAAGATACCAATACTAACACCTTCACAGGTTAACAGGTCTGGAGCAAAAGATGATATTATTGAAGGGGACAAAGTAGCAGGTTCGTACGATAAGATGATGGTTGCAGATGTATGTCTATCCCTGTCAAGAAAAAGAGAAGATAAGATACTTGGGATAGGGAGAATACACATAATGAAAAATAGGTACGGAATGGACGGACATACATATGATGTAAAAATTAACACGAATAACGGACATGTAGAGTTCTTAGGTAAGATGTCTCTTATGGAAAACGACGGAAAACCTAAAGGAACCTACCGGGATTTGGCAACGAAGTTTTTTGAACTAGAAGGAGTGAAGTAGTTAAAATAAAATTAAAAAGATGATATACGTAATTCTAACAGGTTTAATTGTAGTAGCTATACTAGTACACATAGTACTATATAATGTGGGAGAAATAGGGAGATTAGGGGAATTAATAAAAGATTTAGAAAAGAAACATATAGAGGAGAAAAAAGAAGTACACCTTTCCTCAAAATTTAGATCATCAGCGGTATCCTTTGGAAAATGTATCGAGCAATTTGTTCCGTTTATGACTGACTTTCCAGTACCTGTTGAAGATGTTCACTTTTTAGGAATGCCCATCGATTTTATCGCCTTCTGTAAAACTGACAAAGTTGAGGAGTGTGAAGTGCATTTTATCGAAGTTAAGAGTGGAGGGTCTATGCTGTCCAAGAAGCAGTTTAATATTAAGACTGCGATTCTTGAAGGTAGAGTAAAATGGCATGAAGTCAGGGTTGCCGGTGTTCCGAAAGAGATACTACAGTAGTTTTTAAAAAAGCAACCTATTTATACTAAATAGAGAAGCACTAGTACTGCTACTAATAATATTGCAGGAGATTGTAAAACTATACCTAGTACTAGTAGGTTGAATTTTATTTTCTCCTTTCTTATTTAATATGAAACATCATTACGTTTACAGAGTTACGTCTCTAACAAAAAATAAACACTACTACGGATCAAGAACAAGCATAGTACCTCCGAAGGAAGATTTAGGTATAAAATACTTTACAAGTTCTACAGATAGGGAATTTAGAAATGGTTTTAAAAGTAGTCCCCACAACTATAAAGTAAAAGTAGTATCTACATTTAAAACAAGAGAAGAAGCTATGCTGCTTGAGATTAGGTTACATGCTAGATTTGATGTTGGTAAAAATTCAAACTTCTACAATAAATCTAAACAGATAACATCAGGATTTAGTACAGAAGGTACCTATCTTTCAGATGAACATAAACTGAAAATATCCGGAATAGGTAGAAAACATACAGATGAAGCTAGATCAAGAATATCAAAAGCCAACAAGGGTAAGATACGTACAGATGAAGCTAGACTAAACATATCCGAAGCACACAAAGGAATTAAAGCATCAGATGAAACTAGATCAAAAATGTCAAAAGCTCGCATAGGTAAAAAAATAGTAGTACATCCGAAGACTAGGGAAATTAAACATATACAAGCAGAAGAATTATCTAAATGGCTTGAAGAGGGGTGGGAAAATACAAACTACAGTAAAGGTAGTAAACGTACAGATGAAACTAAAATAAAGATCTCAAAAGGTTTGTCAGAGTATAACATTAGAAACGGTGTACTACCTCCGAGTAAAGCAACACCGGTTATAGTAGAGGGGAAAACGTATAGCACTGTAAAAGCAGCCTGTGAATACTACAAACTGACGGGATACAGACTATACAAACTGTATAGGGTAGAAAAAGTAAAAGAAAAAGTTGGTACCTTAAAGTAAATTCATTATATTAATTAAAATAAGGTAAGATGTCACAAAAGCCGATAAAGCTGTATAGAATACTAAAGGAAATTTTAACGGAAGTAGGAGACCTAAAGAACATAGTTCCATTTGAACATGACCTAAGTAGGGGGACCTTTACTGTTGTGTATAAGAATATTGAATATCGAGGTAAGGTTACTTTTTTACAATTAAACGAAAAGGGACTGGAACCTGTTAAACTACCTCCGGTTGTAGATATTCGTAGATTTTCAACGGGGTTTAATATTGGGTACTCTGTAGAGGGAATTACATCACAGTTTCTAAAAGGTGATTTAAAACTACTCCTTACTATACTAAAAACAGTATCACTAATAGTTGGAGACTTCATAGGAAGACATCCAGACCCCTTATTTCTAATCTTTGCAGAGTCAAAAACAGGGACAGGTTATGAAGATTCTCAGAAACTGTTGATATATGGGGAAGTATTGGGAAAAAATATCCCACAGGGATTTAGAATAGGTGAAATGGAAATAGCTCACGTTACCAGGGGATTATTTATTTGTAAAAAGTAATAACAGTAAAATCAAAATATATGTCAAAAAATTCTTCAAAATCTAATTATCAGCAAGTAAAGACCTGGATGATGACACTAAAGTCAAAACAGGTAGCAACAGAGCAAGTACAGGAAGTACCTGGAGCTAAATTCTCTAAAAATGACTATTATAAATCTAAGGGAACGACCTACGGAAAATAGAACTAATAAAAATAAAATATGTTACGAAGTCCAAAATCCATACCATCATCAGACACCATTATTGAAGATCCAAAAATTGAACCTTTTTTTATCGTAAAATCCTCTACAGGGGGAGGATATGTGATATACGAGAGAGTTATAGTTGGAGAGAGTCAGAAAGCATATATTAAAACACATGCCTACCCGGGTACTTTTAACAGTGCACTAAAGATAGTATCAAGGAAGCTTCTAAATCAAGCAGATAATAAACATTTTTCTAGCATAAAAGAATACATTCAGACTTTTGAAGACCTTGTAGAAAAAATGAAAACAATTACAGAACTATAAACAGTAATTAGTATGTTAGAACAAAAAGTAATGTCACTATTCGAATACCTGGGCCATGCTGCAGGTCCAGTTTTAGGAAAAGAAGTAGCTAGAGCAGCTTATATTTTTAAGGAACCGATAGGTAGAAAACAGATAAGCAATAGAAACTATACGGGGGATGTACTACTGTATAGAAAAGAATTCCTAATAGGTTACTTTGAAGGAAATAAAAAACTTGAACTACAACAGTTAGAACTAGACTTAGAAAATTCAATAGAGGTAACAGATCATGGATCAGGGGCAGGTGATATTGAAAATCAATATAAAATACACTATACCCTAGTAAAAAGATACGAGTAAATTATGGAACAAACAAAACGTCACGTGGTAATTAGTGCAAGCGGTGGGATGGACTCAAGTACACTGTTACTAAGGTGCTTAAAAGAATATGATACAGTAACAGCGATATCATTTGATTACGGTCAGAAACACCTAGTAGAACTGGAAAGAGCTACCGAACTGGTAAAGTACATAAACTTACAAGCGATAGGAGAGTTGAGGCACCAAATAATAGAACTAAACGGATTAGCGGAACTATTAGATTCAGCTTTAGTAGAGGGAGGGGTAGATGTACCGGAAGGTCACTATTCGGAAGAAACAATGAAAAGTACAGTTGTTCCGAACCGTAATAAAATCTTTGCTTCAATTACTCAAGCAGTCGCACTATCCATTGCGAACCGTACTGGGGAGAATTGTGATATTGCTTTGGGAATTCATGCAGGAGATCATGCAATCTACCCAGATTGTAGACAGGAATTTAGAGATGCAGATGAAATTGCTTTTAGAATGGGAAATTGGGATGCCGAAAGAGTGAGTTATTTTACACCATACCTAGAAGGAGATAAATATACAATATTACAGGATGGGGAAAAGCTATGCGAAGAACTGGGCTTAGAGTTTGGTGAGATTTATAAAAGAACATTAACATCTTATAAACCGTACCCCAATGGTAATAGTGATATATTTTCTGCAAGTTCTGTAGAAAGGGTAGAAGCTTTTATTAAACTGGGAAGGAAAGACCCGGTACAGTATGAAGATGAAACAGGACCAGTAGAATGGGACTACGTAGTAGAGAGAGTAACAGAAGTAATTAAAAAACACAATAATGATTAACACAAACCATTTGAAAAAGAAATGTGGGTTGAAGTTAAAAACGGAGCATCTGTAATGTTAGCAGTAGCGTTTAGTCTAAGAGGTGATGATAAATATAATCCAGACACATTAATAGTAAAGGAAATTTATACAGTTACATTCTAAAATAAACCTAAAAAGGTTTGGTAGATTGAAATAAATTTAATATCTTTATAAAGAAAGTAATAATAAGACTGTCATATATGACACGCACGGCAGCCGAAATGTAAAAGCGCTCAATGATTAGGCAATGCGAACGACAAAAAGACTAGATACCTCACAGTGCGTAGGTTAGTTTCAATTCTAGTTGACAGTCTTTATTATTATAAGAATTAGGTAGTAGATAGGTGCGGAAACTTACGTTTAATAAACGGGTCACCCGATACAGGACCACATCACTAGTTCGAATCTAACCAGAATTACTAATAGTAAATACAAAAAAAAAGTTATGAATTTATCAGAAAAGAATGTTTTTATCCAACTATATAGCTGGATGTTTGGAATTACACAATGGGAACTACACAAAAAGAAAAACCTATGTCCAATATTTTGGATGACTATACTGTCTTTAGTACTTGCAGTACCATATTTTATCATTTGCCTACCTGTAAT